TCTATCCTTTTTACCCCCAAATCAAACTGAGCGCGTCCCTTCGCCGTTTAAGCAACCCGACTAAGATCCGTTCAATGCCTAAAGAAGTTGATCGAAGCCTAACTACACCTAGTAGTACGAGCGAACTGCTATTAGGGCAAACAAACCCAAGGTTGCACACACCCTTTACAGACGATCTACCTACAAAAGGGCAAGAGTTAATAGACTTTGCTAATAGTTTGGATATGCCGTTAATGCCTTGGCAGGAATTAGTGGCAATTGAGGCACATCGTATTAAGCCTGACGGCAGGTGGGCTAATAGCCAGGTAGTTGCTTTAGTATCTAGGCAAAACGGCAAATCGCACCTAATGAGATTACGAATAGCGCTTGGTTTGACCGAGTGGGGCGAGAAGTTGCAGATACTCTCAGCTCATAAATTAGCAGTATCACTAGAACACTTTAACCAGGTAGTAGAACTCTTTGAGAATTACGATCACTTGGCTAAACAGGTAAAGAAGCTACGCCGGGCTAATGGGCAAGAAGAGATACAGATGTTATCGGGCGCTAGGTTTAAGGTCGTAGCGAATAACTCAGCTGGTCGAGGTTACGCTGGGGCTGAAACGATCTACCTAGACGAATTACGCGAACATAAGGACTATGCCGCTTGGTCAGCAATTACTAAGACACAACTAGCTGCTACTAATCCTATGCTTATGGGTTTTAGTAACGCTGGAGACTCAACTTCGATAGTGCTAAACCAATTACGTGAGCGTGGTATGGCAACTATGGCTGGCGCTAAAGATTCTTTATTATGGCTAGAGTGGTCTGCCCCTATGGGTTGCAGTCTTGACGATATGAGCGCTTGGCAAGCTGCTAATCCTGCCTTGGGTCGCACAATTCACTTAGATAACTTAATGGCTACAAAGAACGAACCCGAAGCGGTTGTGCGTACTGAGTGTTTATGCCAGTTTGTTGAAACTTTGCAGTCCCCTTGGTCGCCTGCTGCTTGGACTAATTGCGCTGATCTTGAACTATCGCTAGAGCCTGGCAAACCTACATACTTTGCCTTTGACATTACGCCTAGACGAAATCACGCAGCGCTTGTAGCAGGTCAGGTATTAGACGACGGCAAAATAGCAGTCGGCTTAGTCCAAGAGTGGCGATCTGAAACAAGTATTGACGATCTTGAAATGGCTAATGGGGTTGCTGATTGGTGCAAGGCTTACGACGTAACCGAAATACAGTTTAGTAAGAACACAGGTAGTGCCGTTGCTAGTCGTCTTAACGCAGGTGGCATATTGGCTAAAGCTATTGACGGGCGCGACTTTGCTCTAGCGTGCGATCAGTTACTAAACGCTATGGAAGCAAGCAGATTACGACACGGTGACCAGCAAGTGCTTAATCGTCATATTGCGTCTTGTGCCAGGATTAACTTTGCAGACGGTGGCTGGATAATTGGCAGGCGAGCAAGTAACGAAAACGTCACAGCTGCCGTAGCTACAGCTATGGTCGTGTCAGTTGCAACACGCCAATACTCAGACATAGATATCGTTGTGGTGTAACCGCTTTCAGTATGTTACAATCTCTTACAATGGGATTTTTTGACGCCTTAAAGGCAACACAAACTATGTCACATATTGACAGTCAATCAACTGCCGATTTAGTGGCAGCTCTCGCGCCTGCAAATCTAATACAGCAGGCAGTATTTAATTACGGACTAGCTCCGACTATTAGTCGTGACCTTGCAGTACAAGTGCCAGCAGTTGCAAGAGCCAAGAACATAATCGCTGGAACTATTAGCTCTATTCCGCTTGAAGTGCGATCACGCATTGACGGTTCTGTGTTAATGCCACCTAAAGTTATTAACCAGCCTGATCCTAGAGTGCCCGGACAAACAATCTACCGACTATTAGTCGAGGATTTAATCTTTTACGGCGTCGCTTATGGACAAGTGTTAGAAGTTTACGAGGAATACCCAAACCGTATTAAAGCCTGGACTCGCATAGATCCAATCAGAGTAGTACCTGAATTAAATGCACAAGGTACAGAGATCGTTGCATACGATTTAGATTTAGTTGGCAAGTTACCTACTCAGGGTGTGGGATCGTTAGTCGTCTTTAGTGGTGACGAGGGTATCTTGACCCGAGGTGGTCGCACAATTAAGACAGCCCTAGAATTAGAGAAGGCTGCATACAACTTTGCACTAGAGCCAACACCTACTATTGCGCTCAAATCAACTGGGGCTAATTTACCAGCTGAGCGTATTAGCAAATTGCTAGAAGCTTGGAAACAATCACGTCAAACTCGCGGAACAGCGTTTCTTAATGCTGATATTGAGATGACTTCAGTCGGCTTCGATCCTAAATCGCTTCAATTAACAGAAGCACGTCAATACCTTGCTACCGAGATCGCTAGGCTTATGAACATACCTGCTTGGTACGTTTCAGCTGACACTAACTCAATGACTTACTCAAACGTAACGTCAGAGCGTAGGGCTTTAGTTGATTTTAGCCTTCGACCAATACTTACACAGATAGAACAACGTTTAGATCAATCTGACTTTACGCCACAGACGCAGACAGTCAGATATGCGCTTGATGACTTCTTGCGTGGTAACCCACTAGAGCGCGCCCAAGTCTATGAGGTACTTAACCGCATAGGTGTCTTATCAGTAGATGAAATACGCAGAGCAGAGGACTTAGTATTATGAAATTAACAATGCCAGTAGCAGTTACAGCTGCCGATAGTGACTCACGCACAATATCAGGCACTATTGTTACTTGGAACGAGCAAGGCAGAACGTCAGCAGGTTTAACAAAGTTTGCAAAGAACTCTATTGCCTTAAAGTCTGTTAAATTATTTTTAGAACACGATCGTACAAAGCCAATAGGTAAAGTTCTTAGTTATGACGAAACCGAGGAAGGCATTGAAGCCGTATTTAAGATCGGTAAGACTAGCGCTGGGTCTGACGCATTAGTAGAAGCTGCCGAAGGATTACGCGATGGCTTTAGCGTTGGCATTATGGTCGATGAGTACGAAATTAAAGACGGTGTAATGGTAATAACTGCCAGCACACTAGATGAAGTATCGCTAGTCGAAAGCCCTGCTATTGACAGCGCACGAGTTTCTGAGGTTGCTGCCTCAGATGATCCAAACACAGAAAACAAGGAAGGGTCAGAAATGATCGATACTCCAGAAGTTGCCGCTGATACTGAGGTATCGGTCGAGGCAGCAGAAGTAAAGGCAGCAGCTCCAGTTGCTCAGCCTTTGACTTACGCACGACCACGTTCTCCAATCGTGGACAAAGCTACATACTTGGAACACTCAGTACGCGCAAAGTTGGGCAACGAGGATTCACGCCAATTTGTAGCGTTTGCCGATGACACTACTAGCAATAACGCTGGTTTAATTCCAACACGTCAGCTAACAGAGGTAATTAACCCTCTATCAAACGCTGATCGTCCAATGATTGAAGCAATCTCTCGCGGCGCACTACCTGACGCAGGTATGACCTTTGAGATTCCAAAGATCACAGTAGTACCAACCGTTGCTGATGTAAACGAAGCACAGCCAATTACCGAAACAGGTATGGAAACATCTTTCCTATCAGTAAGCGTAAACAAGTATGCAGGTGGACAAACTTTCTCAGTAGAATTACTAGATCGTTCAAACCCAGTATTCTTTACTGAGCTAGTACGTCAGATGGAGTTTGCTTATGCAAAAGCCACAGATGATTTTGTTGGTGACGAAATTGCTAACAATGGCACCCTTAACGCAACTGCTACAACTGAGGATAAAGACGGACTCTTAACTTTCGTGTCCAGCGCAGCAGCAGCAGTTTATGGCGCTTCACTTGGTTTTGCACGCAACCTAGTAGTAAGTCCTCAACAATGGGCTAGAATTATGAGCTACAATGACAGCGGACGTCCAATTTACACAGCTTCACAGCCACAAAACGCTGGTGGCGCGGTAGCACCAACAAGTATTCGCGGAAACGTATTAGGTCTTGATCTTTATGTTGATCGCAACTTTGGTGGAACAGGTGGCACAGGTCTAGGCGACTATTCAATGGTCGTAGTAAACCCTGACGCTTACACCTGGTACGAGTCACCACGCGTACGTCTACAAACAAACGTAGCGCTAAACGGACAAATTGAAGTTAGCTACTATGGCTATGGAGCACTTGCAACCAAGATCGCTGCTGGCGCTAACTGGTTTAACAAGTCCTGATAACAAACTAGATCGAGGGGTGGGCGTGTTCTCCCGAGCGCTCACCTCTCATTAAAGGAGTAGATATGCCTTCAATAATCACAGCCACACAGCTGCGATCTGTTCTTGGCGTATCCTCATCACTTTACAATGACGCATATTTAGATCAAATAATTGATACAGCAGAGGCAGTAATTCTGCCTATGCTAGAAAAATATGCTTCCCCAATCGGGAGCACTAAACTTTTAGATAACAAAGCAATCTTTACTACCGTTGGCGAAAACCTATTTAGTGCTGGTCAATCGGTAGTTATTACAGGTTGTGGCTCACCTTACAATGGCACTCGCACAATCTTAGATGATGATAACTTAGGCGAGTATTCGTTTGCTGCTGCAATTACAAATGCCGATATTAACGAAGCAAACGTAATTCCAAGTGGTCTAGCCACCCTATCGGGAGCTTCTACTTATGTAGGCAACGACGCTATTGAGTCGGCAGTTTATGTTGTAAGCGTTGAAGTATTCCAATCACGCACCGCAGCAGGTGGGCAGATAGAGGGCGTGGACTTTGCACCAACTCCGTACCGTATGGGCAGAAGCCTCGTCAATCGTGTCCAGGCTCTACTTGCGCCGTTCATTGATGTCGAGTCGCTATGCCAATAAGTGCCACTCGTACTGCTCTAGAAACAGCTTTAAGCGGTATTGCCGCTAACGTTTACAATTCTGTACCTGAGTCTGTCATTCCGCCTGCAATAGTTATCGTGCCTGACAGCCCGTACATTGAATTTGAAACAATAAGCAAAAGCACTATTAGGTGCAAGCTA